TTGCTGAAGTTAAAGCAGGATCTAAAGGTGGTAAGCCTGGTCAGTGGTCTGCTCGTAAAGCTCAAATGGTAGCCAAGCAGTACAAAGCTAGAGGCGGTGGGTACAAATCATGAAGAAACCACAGAAGTCTCTTAAAGATTGGGGAAAGCAGAAGTGGAGAACTTCTGATGGATCTCCATCTAAAGGTAAGAAAAGGTATTTGCCTGACAAAGCATGGGATGCTTTAAGTGCCAGTGAGAAAGCTGCTACTAACAAAGCAAAAGCAACAGGTAATAAAAAAGGCAAACAGTTTGTAGCACAGCCTAAAAAAGTAGCAGAAAAAGTTAAAAAGTTTAGAGCAGCAGGGGGTGGCATGGCAAAAAGTAAAAAGATGACTTGTCCAAAGTGTAAAGGAGCAGGATGCTCACACTGTGGTGGTAAAGGATTCCATACAGGAATGAACAAAGGTGGTGCAATGGTAGGTAAGAATCCTAACAAAGGTGTTGCAGCACTGCGTAAAGTAGCTCCAGACGCAGTTAAAGCTATGGGGTATAAACATGGTGGACTTACGAGGTCTACTGGTAAATTAAATACTGGCATTAAAGGATGTGAATAATGGCTTCGTATAAAGACTATAAATCTGTTTCTGCTGCACAAAAAGCAGGATCTATGTATTTCATGGGTAAGGATGGTAAGAAGAAACTTGCTGTTACCAAAGAGCAGTTAGATGCTTGGAAAAAAAGAAACAAGGGTAAGTACAAAGGTTCAGCACTTACTGCTTGGGCTAACAACAAAGGTAAAGACGTTGTTTCTCTACGTCCTAAGCTACGTCCAGGTTCAGAGTCTGCAGGTCCAATGATGGGTGTAATGACTAAAGCTGAAAAGGCTGAAGTTGATAAAGCTAATAAAGAAAATAAAATTGCTAGAGAACAAATGGGGGGCAGTACTGACTCTGTTAAAGCTATTGCTGAAAAAGCACTTAGCCGTGAAGAAAAAACTAAACAGAAGTACGAAGAAGATAAAGCTGCAAGCCGTGAGAAACGTGGTCCATCACCAGGTGAAAAGTTTAATGCTTGGTTTAAAGAGAATAAAGAAAAATACAAAAACAAAGATGGAAGCTACAACAACAGACGTGCTATGGCAGACTGGAAACAAAAAGTTGCTAGAACAGACGATACATCTTATGGAAACTCCAAAGGTGGTATGCAAATGAAACAAGGTCGTTACAATAAAGGCGGTATGGCTGACTATCGTAAGACTGGTATGTTTTATGGTGGAATGGCTAAAAAGAGGTAATTATGAAATTAGAAGGTGATAGAGTAATCAGCAGGATGGGTGACGTTCTAGCTGAAAAAATTAATGGTGTTTGGGAAACCAAAGATCCTGAAGTACTTACTTTTATTGAGTCTACTCAAGTAGAAACTAAAAAGGTTCGTGCACGTAATGAAAAGGGTCAACTAATGGCTGATGATCCTTCTACACCTGATGTCAATGAGGCATGGACTACAAAAGTAATTAAAAAAGTAACTCGTAAGAAGACTGAAAAATGACAATATTCCGTCAAGGAAGACCTGGATCTAAAAAATCTGTTTGGGGTCATAATACAGGAACCACTACAGAAGATGTATATACATGTCCTGCTAATTGTGTAGCAGAGTTAGTATATTTATTAATAAATAATTCAGGATCTTCTACAAATACTGTAGAAGTTAAGTGGTATGATAGTTCAGAAAGCTATGCTTCTGGGTTTGTTTCCTCTAAAAGCTTGAATGCTGGTGATTCAGTTCAGTTTGATAATATCGAACTTGTATTAGAAGCAGGAGATAAAATACAAATTACTCCTACATCTGCAGGTCACATAGATTCTATTCTAACTGTAGTTGAAACCTTTCTACCAAACAGATAGCAGGGTTGCAATTTTTATAATAGTGTAGTATAACTATTGACATATAACTACTCCTGCCCATTAAGGGTTAAACAAAAGGAGTAAAAAATGTTTAAAAAATTCTTTAACAAAATGATTGAAGCAAGACAAGCCCAAGCAAATGCTCGTATTGCTGAGATGCACCTCTGGAGAATGTCAGACAGAGAACTTAACGATCTAGGTATTGGTCGTGGTGACATTAAAAGAATAGTTCGTGGTAACGAACTCTAAACACACAAGGAAACACACACATGGAAAAATACACTTCAAATCCTTACCAAATACGGACAGACCTTTTGGCAATGTCAAAAGAGATGTTAGACAAAGCATATGACACACAGCTTCAATTAGCCTACGCAGCTATGGAGCAGTACAAAGACAATGCTGAATTAGCTTTAGATGCTTGGAAGAAATACATTCCTACGATGTACACACCTGAAGAAGTTAAGAAGCAAGCAGAAACATTATACGAGTTTGTAGTCAACAACAACAAATAAAGTCTAATGAGTCTTTGGGAGGAGGCGAATGGACCCAGTTACAATTATTGGTGGGGCTACTGTCGCCTTCAACGCCCTTAAGAAAGGGTTTGCTATAGGCAAGGATCTGCAAGATATGTCCAGTCAACTAACAAAGTGGGCAGGACATATGGCAGATCTAGGCCAAGCTGAAAAACAAGTTAAGAATCCTCCTTGGTGGAAATCCATTGGAGGCTCTGTAGAAGCAGAGGCGATGGAAGTTTTTGCTGCGAAGAAGAAAGCAGAGTCCATGAGAAAAGAACTCAAGGACTATATTTCGTGGACGATGGGGCCATCGGCTTGGGACGAGCTAGTGGCAATCGAGGCAAAGATTCGTAAACAAAAGAAAGAACAAGAGTACCGTAAAGCAGAACTACAAGAAGCTATCATTACTTGGACACTTGGTGGTATATTATTTGTTGTAGGTGTTGTTATTATGGCTTTTGTATTATATATGGTGACACGACAATGACTAGAAACTTAACAGAAAAACAGCAAAAGTTCCTTGATGTCCTTTTTGATGAGGCTAAAGGAGACCCTGTAGCTGCTAAAAAACTTGCAGGGTATGCTGAAGGTGTTTCTACATCAGGTATTGTTAATGCCTTGACAGACGAGATTGCAGACCTTACAAAGAAGTTCATAGCACAATCGTCTACCAAAGCTGCTTATACTATGTTCTCTGTTATGGCAGATCCCACAGATCTAGGTGTAAAAGAAAAGATGTTAGCAGCTAAAGACATTCTAGATCGTGCAGGATTTACAAAAACAGATAAGGTAGAAGTAAAAGCCTCTGAGCCTTTATTTATTCTACCAGCAAAAGAAGATGAGTAAAAGAGCATCAGAAGCTTCACACCCAACTAAAGTAGACTGGCAGATACCATTGCAAGGGGAAAACGGAGAGTGGTATCCTGTTATTAGAGTAGGAAGACACGTACCATTTGGTTACAAACAGGATGAAGAAGACGAAATGCTTCTGATTCCCATCCCTGAAGAACTAGAACTTTTAGAAAAAGCAAAGAAGTTTCTTCAAGACTATAGTGTTAGACAAGTAGCTAGGTGGTTGTCTGATCAGTCTGGTAGAAACATCTCACATGTAGGGTTATATAAACGTGTCAGAATGGAAGAAAAAAGGCGAAGAGCTTCCAGCAACTACCGCCAGTATGCCAAAAAGTATAAAGAAGCGGCAAGGAAGAGCCAGAAGATCGAAGAAGAAAGACTTGGTGGTAAGCACACCAGAACCCTCGCCACAGATGATGAGTACATTGAACTCAGAGATGGAGAGTGTTGCCCCTTCTGTGGTCAAACAAAAGGTGATCTTCGAACCAAACCCAGGACCACAAACTAGGTTCCTAGCGGCAACAGAACAAGAAGTCCTATATGGAGGGGCAGCAGGTGGTGGAAAAAGCTATTCGTTGGTTGCAGACCCAGTTAGGTACTTTGCAAACCCACATGCACGAATGCTACTTGTTCGTAGGTCTACAGAAGAGCTTAGAGAGCTTATATCTGTAAGCAAGCAGCTTTATCCTCAAGCAATTCCAGGCATACGTTTCATGGAGAGGGACAAGACTTGGGTAGCACCTAACGGTGCAACACTCTGGATGTCTTATCTTGACAGGGACGATGATGTTATGAGATACCAAGGTCAAGCCTTTAACTGGATTGGGTTTGACGAACTTACACAGTGGCCTACACCATACGCTTGGAACTACATGAGGTCACGTCTTCGTTCAACAAAAGCCTCAGGCTTACCGTTGTATATGAGAGCTACCTCCAACCCAGGAGGTCCAGGTCACCAATGGGTTCGTAAATACTTCCTAGACCCAAGCCCTCCTAATAAACCTTTCTGGGCTACAGATGAACACGGTGAAGTAATTAGATGGCCTAAAGGTCATAGTAGAGAGGATGAACCTCTTTTTAAACGTAAGTTTATTCCTGCTACCCTTTTTGATAATCCCTACCTAGCAGAAGATGGAATGTATGAAGCCAACCTTTTATCTCTGCCTGAGCATCAACGAAGACAGTTGCTTGAAGGTGACTGGGACATTAACGAAGGAGCAGCTTTCCCAGAGTTTAACAGACGTATCCACGTTGTTGATCCATACGACATACCAAGTAACTGGGTTCGTTTCAGAGCTTGTGATTACGGCTATGGCTCTTACACTGGTGTAGTCTGGTTTGCAGTTGTTCCAGGGTCTGAACAGCTAATAGTATACAGAGAGCTTTATGTTTCTAAGATAATAGCTACAGATCTGGCTGACATGATCCTGGACATTGAACAAGAGGAGAAGATTAGGTATGGAGTTCTTGACTCTTCTCTTTGGCATAATCGTGGTGATACTGGCCCTAGTCTTGCTGAACAGATGATTATGAGAGGTTGTCGTTGGAGACCTGCAGACAGATCAAAAGGATCTCGTGTAGCAGGTAAAAACGAAATACATAGAAGATTACAAACAGATGAGTTTACGGAGGAACCAAGACTTGTCATATTTTCTAATTGCACTCATCTTATATCTCAGCTTCCCTCTATTCCTCTAGACAAAAGAAACCCTGAGGATGTAGATACTAACTCAGAGGATCACCTCTATGATGCTTTAAGATATGGTGTTATGACAAGACCTCGTAGCAACATATTTGATTTTGATCCCTCCTCACAGAGAAGTGGCTTTCAGGCATCAGACCCAACATTTGGTTATTAAGGAATACCTATGGAAGAAGATGACATTTTTGAATCAGACGAATTGTCTATGGATGAGGCAGGTTCCTCTTACATAGAAGATACAAAAGACTCTGAAACGTTTGATGATCCTACTGTA